AATTCAGGAATTGATTCTGCTATTCCTTTGGCTAGCGCGATTATCAATTGCAATCCTAATTCTATGATTGTTGGAAGATTAGTTGTCACGAATAAAACGATTGAATTTATTATTTGTGATACTGCGTTCGCGATTGCGTCTGTGTTTGATGTTACCATCTGAAGCAATGCGTTTATCATGTTCGTGATTGCTGTTAGCAATTGTGGGATCATCGTTAGTAATAACTGCCCGATTTGTGGAACTAATGTCTGGATTAATTGAACTATTCCAGTTAGGATACTTGGCGCTAGCTGTGTGATTGCTTTTGTAACGTTATTAAAAACCCATGTCATTGTTTCTGCTAGTTGTTCTGGGCTTCCACTTCCGTTTAGGAAATTATCGAATGCAGCTTTCATTGAACCTATTGATCCTGATATTGTTCCTGCTGCTTCTTTTGCTGTTGTTCCTAGTAAAACCTGCGCGTCTTGAACTGATAGCGTTCCGTTTTTCATTTGATTGTAAACTTCATCGTAGGTCTTTCCTGTGTCTTTTGCTACTTTCTGGATTTCCTCTTCTGTAAGTGTCATGTTTTTTATTTTTTCTTTTAGCTGGTCTGTGCTGTATCCACTGATGTCCATTTGTTTTTGTATTACGTGAATTGCTTCATATACGTCATTTAAATTTTTGATGTCGTATTTTACTCCGGTTATCTTTTGGGCGTCTGATAGCAATCTTTGCATTTCAGTCTTCGTGCCTCCGTATCCAAGCTTCAGATTATCTAGCATGGTATAGTTCTGTTTTGCGAATCCCTGATATGCGTTTTGTATTGCACCCATGTCTGTTCCGAATTTGTTCGCGTTGTCTGACATGTCCCTGAATGCCATGTCTGCTACGTCAGCTGCTTTTTCTGTATCTCCTCCTAGGGATTGTAGCAAGCTGGCGCTGAATGATGTTACTCCAGCCATGTATTCGTTTGCTGATACGCCGGCTGTCTTGTATGCGTTCTGCGCGTTCTTGACTACTTTATCGGCGCTCTTTCCGAATAAGGTTTCTACTCCTCCTAGATTTTGTTCCATGTCTGCGTATGATTTTACGCCGGCTGTTACTAATCCTGCTAAGGCTCCACCTATGGCTGCTGTTACTTTAGCCATCTTCTTGGCTACGTCTGCAGCTACTTCTCCGACTTTCTTTAGCGTGTCTTTTAATTTTTCCATGTTGATTCCGGATGTAGCTCTTAGTTCTTTACTCATTCCCTTTAGGGCGTTTTCACTTTTGGCGATTTCAACGCTTAGCGCTCTGTATTTTTCTTTTTGTTCTTCTGTTAGGGAATTGTAGTCGCCCATTTGTCTTTGGGCTTCTTTTAATGTTTCCAGTCTTTCTGTCGTTGCTGCGATGTTCTTTCGTAGCACGTCTTGCTTCTGGGCTAGTAGTTCGGTGTTCTTTGGATCAAGTTTCAACGCCTGATTTAAATTCTTTAGTTCGCTGTTTGTTGAATAAACTATCTTGTTTACGTCTTTTAGTGCGTTCTCTAGTCCTGTGGCGTTTCCACCTATCTCGATTGTAATTCCCTTTATGTTTTTAGCCATGTTATTCTCCTTTCTTTATGAATACTAGAAAGGCTCATCTTTCTGGATGTAGCCTTTGTACTACCCATAAAGGGTAGGGTTTTTTATTGTGCTTCGTAAACTTCTGTAAAAAATCCGTTGTATTCTGTTTCGTTTGTTGCTGTTTTTTCCATGAATACTTTTACTGCTCCGTCTGTTAATCTTGCAGTTGCTGTGATGTTTAATGTGTCAGTTACTGGTTCTTTTGAGTTTTCTATTGTTTGTGAACTTGTAGATGGTCTAGCAGCTGATACGTTGTAGATCCAGAATCTTCTGTTTGCGCTGTCGCCATCTATTTGGAATCCTAGCGCGAAGTCTGATATTGTGTCATCCTTTGTTTCTACGAATGCGCCTTTTGTATCAGTTGTTTCTCCTAGGATTTCTGTTCTGAATGTGTCATTGATTAATGCTATTTCCAAGCTTCCACTGTATCCTTGGTTTGTTGACGCTGTGAAGTATTTTGTATTGTCTGCGAAGAAGTCAGCGCTTTCTCCCTCTGGATCTAATGTTAAATTTACAGCTCCCTTTAACTCGAAAGGTGTTCCGTATGTGTATGCTGTTCCGTCGTATGTAACTTTAGCAATGTGTACGTTGCTAAGTCCGAATTTTACTTTGTTTGCCATTTTTTACCTCCTATTAAATTTCATAAAAATTATGATAGATTTTTTCGTCTTCATCCCATACTTCTCCACTGATGTCGTACGGGATGTTGTTTTCTGTTAGTAAGTCCTCGATGTCTTTCTCGATTGCAATCTCTTTTTTTTCTGTAACCAGTTCTATTTCAAAGTTATATGGTCTGTAAAAAGTTTTATCATCTGCTTTGAATGTTTCTGGGCTTGTTTCCCTGTAGGCTATAAACGGTGGCGCTATGTCTTTGTTGCTTTCGAAGTGGTCGTATGCTACTGGAACGTCTAGCGTCTTCAATAAATTATAAATTTGTTGATGTGTCATTCTTATCCTCCGTTCTTTATAATGTTTACTACGTCTTGTTCGAATTCTTTGATTAGCAATTGCTCCACGCCAGAAATGTGTCCGGATGATTTCGGAACTATTGTTCTGGTTCCGGTTCTGTCCAGATGTGGTCTTTCTAGTAAGTGTGTTAATTGTGGGGCTGTTCCGTTGTATATGACGCTGCTCGCGTATCCGTTATTCTTTTCCGTTCTGGATCTCCAGCCTTTCCTGTACTTTCCAGTTCGCTTTGGGGATACGTTTCTTAATTCATCCACGCCTTTTTTTGCTATGTTTTCTGCGTCTGTTGTAACGTCTTTCGCTATCTCTTTTGCGTAGCTGTCTAGGATCTTGTTAATGTCTAAGATTGAATTATTAGCCATTTTCTGATTCTGCCGGAGTTGTAATTCCTATCTTTCTGGCGCAAATTAAAACGATATCGAATTTGTTTTTCGGATCTACTGTCCTGATTACTTGATATCGCTTTCCGTTCCATTCTATCTCCTCTTCGCCGTTGTAGTTTAGTCTTTTGATTACGAATTCTACGCTTGGTGTTAGCCCTACTTCTACTGCTGAATAAAACTCGTTAGTCCTGATACTTTGCTTTTTGGCGTAGCATTTATTTGAAACTTCAGAGGATGTGATCACGTTTCCTATCTCATCCTCTGTCTTTGTTTCTTGGATTAAGTAAATTATTTCGCTGTATTCCATTATTCAGTTTCCTCTGCTGTTATGTACTCAGATGTGTGTCTTAGCACGTCTTTCTGTAATTGATAACTGGCAGAATATAATTCTGAATTTGCTACGTCTAGGAAACTTAGCACGTATGTAATGATTGCGTTCTTGATTAGGCTGTTTGGATTACTTATCATTGTATCGACTATGCCGATACCCTGTAGGTCTAATTCTGCAGCTTCGATCCAGATGTTAATTGTTGAATCGAAGTCGTTATGATTTATTCCCTGTATTTTTTTGATTTCGTCTAGCATAGTCTACCCTCTTTCTTTCCTGATTATTCTCCGTCTTTTGCTACTAAGCAGAATGATTTGTCAGCTACTGGTTCGATTGCTACGAATCTTCTACCTAAGATACGAACTAGATCGCTTGTCATTAATGTCTTGTCGTCGTATTTTAATTCGATGTCTTCTCCGTTTGGGAAGTTAGCAAGTGCTCCGTGATTGAAATCACCAACAATTGCGTATACTTGTCCTGTTGTTGCTGTTCCGTATGCTGGTAATGTGTTATTGAATACTACTGTAGCTCCCTCGAAGATGTCTGCTGCGTAGTTTGCGTTGTATTGAGCTTGTTTGAATACTCCGTATGTTAATTTGTTCATTACTACTGTAATGTCGCTTGTTTCGTCACTTAAGTTAGCTATTGCGTTTGCGATAGTTCCTACTTCTGGTGCTTCTGTTATTTTGTTTGCTGATACTGTGTCGTAGATTCCGTCGTCATTTGCTGTTAATGATTGAGGTAATGCTGCGATTTTTGCTACTAAAACGTCAGCGCATTTTTTAGCTATTCTGTATGTTAATTCGTCATAGATGTATTCTAGGAACGCTTCTCCTCTTAAGTCCATGGCTTCATCTGATATTGAAATCCATTTCTTAATTGATTGTGGTAATAATGTAACTACTCCTAGGATTAGTTCTTCTTCTGATACTGCTCCGTTTCCCTCAGTGTGGATTGCTGCTGCATCTCCTGATACTTCGAATTGAACTTTTAAGTTTCCTTTAACTGATAAAGTTCTAACTCTTGATATTAGGTTTTCTCTTTCCCATGCTGTTTTTACAATGTCGTATACCATGTCTGGAATTTCTACTGTGTTGCTGTTTCCTGTAGGATATCCATCTGTTGTAACTAATGCACGTAATTCTTTGTCATTTCCTTTTATGAATTCTGCGAATGCGTTGATGTATTCTTTTGTGTTTCTCATTTCTTTTTCCATTGTTTTTCTTTCCTCCTTATTGATTTCCTTTGTTAAGAAACTTTTTTCTTCTACTTCTTTTGCTTCCTCTTCATTTTTTTCGTCTTCTTTGATTTGCTCTTCTTCTTGATTTAAGGCTTCAGCTTCTGCTGTAAGTTCTTCTATTTTTTCTACTTCTTCTGCAGCTTTTGCTTCTTCTCTTATCTCTAATTTGCGAGCTTCGATCTCTTCTTTTCTAGTCATGTTGACCTCCTATCCTCTACTCTTAGTTCTTTTGGATCGGCTTCCTAATTTCCGAATAAGTCAGCCCTCCGGCTGTCTATTAAAACGCTTTAGTTTCTCTCCAGAAACAAAGAAAGATCTCTCCAGATGTTTCTCCGTCGGCGTATTAATCTAAAATTTCAAATAATTTATTTTTTGCTTCTTGTAAGTTCTTTTGTCTTTCCTCTTCGGCTTTTTTCTCTTCTGTTTCTTTCCTGATGTTTTCTCTTCTTTCTAAGAACTCAGCGTTATTTAAATCTCTAGCTACTGATACGTCTGTTGCGTTGTAGAAAGGTTGATCTACTACGGATACGTCGAATAACTTTCCTATCTTTGTTATGGTTCTGGTATCTGTGTCGTAGTCGTATTGATCCTCTTCTACTGTGAACGCGAATGATTGCTTATCAATTAGCCCACTCTTGATTGCGTTATAAATGTTTTTGTGTTCTGTGATGTCGTCTTGTAATACGGCGTCTATCATTAGTCCTTTGTCGTCT